ACAAATGTTGGAGATTTAGTGAATGATCTTGCGAAGCAAGTTGCAGCTAAACATATATTGTTAGATTGGGGTAATCTTGAAGATGATGACGGAGTGACTATTCCGTATTCGTCTCAGAAAGCTTTAGAATTTTTTAATGAATACGATGAATTTTATCAAGAAATAATGGAGTATGCAAGTCGTACTGATGAGTTTCGTGATGGAATGGTAGAGGAAGCAGTAAAAAACTCGTAAGTGTTCTACAGTGGGAATTAGAATGGGGCAAGCATGCTAAATTTCTTGAAAGACAAGGAATTAAATCTGCTCAAGAAATTACTGTAGAACGCTATTTTCAGGATGTTTGGACTGCATTTAATGAATTGCATAGAGTAAGGCAGATAGGGTTTAGTGTTGGGCCAATAGCTTATAGTGATATAGAGGCATGGTTAAATCTTCATGATATTTTTGAGTATGATGAACGACGATATTATTTTGATGTAGTTATACGATTGGATGCAGAGTTTTTAACATGGTCTAGGAAAAAAGAAGAAACGGAACGTAATAAAAAGTATCCTCAAAAAGGCCAACCTAAAAGACTTACATAATGGCAGTAACATTTGGTTCCACGAAGACGCCGTTTATGCTCTACCCCTAAATCACGAGTTAGTCTTGCAGCCTTAACATTTCCAGCCCTTGCAATTAAAAGTTTCAAACCTTCAGGAGTTGTAAACCACACTCCTTCTTGAGACTTTTCTTCATCATACTTATAAGTATTTAAATTCGGCATTGAGTATCCTTTTTCTATAAACTATTATTAGGCTGAAAATCTCTGTATTACAATTGTCTCACTCTGTGTACTATTTCTAAAAGCACTAAATGTTAAGTCAGCCAAAATATCAGTATTCTGCCCTCCTGCTACTCTATTAGCTGTATCATAATTCACTCTTGGAAAATCAATAACATATCCTTTACCAGTGGAATCAGCAAACTGAATAGCCAAAGAACTATCAGTAAAGTTTAAATGTTTATCAATAATAGTGGCATTAAGAAAATATGCTTGTAATACTCCTGTTACATCCACAGTGCCACTACCCACACTAACAGGCCCTAATGTTCCTATTTGTAATCGGTGTCTCAAATTATTATTTAAAGTAAAAGAAAATTGAGTACTAGCAAATCCTGCATTAGCAGAATTAGGTTCCATAATGGCAGTAATATCTTCTATTCCTGCCATCACTTCATTTGCTGGTGCAGTAGCTTTAACAGCATCGAAATCAGCAGATTCATTAGAAGTTTCAAGCTGGCCAAGAAATCCAAATGTACCTGTAACAATATTATCACTTGGTACTACAATAGTAAGACTATCCACCATCATCCCACTATACCTAGCATACTGATTAGTAAGATCAGTATAGGCTTTCTGCATGAAGAATGATCTTTGCTCTGTACCATTAATAATTGCTGGGCCCTGAGTAATTGTAACTGACTCACCTTCAGTATCTTCCACCAAAGTCTTACCTGTCACAACTAATGATCCAGCGGCGACAGAAGTAATTCTAAGAAATCCATTGGCATTAGTACCTGATCCAGTAAACCCTGTAACTTTTATCCAACGATTAGCAGTAAAACCTGCTAGACCACTTGCTGAATCATCAAGACTATTAGTAGAATTTACAGCTGCTATAGTTGTGGCAGTGACAACTATATCAGACCCACTATTAGACCAATCAGCCGACAATAATCCCGCTTCCAAAAAGTCATCAAAAGCAGAGTAGCTCAATTCAATATTAATATCCCCTGCCACATTAATTGTGGTCCTAATATGATCCACAATTTGACGGTCACTGCGAATTTCAGCACTATTCACAGTACCAGTAACTTGGGCAATTGATTCGCTAGTCAACCTCAAATCAATTAACGTTGGAGAAGCTGGAAGAGTGCCATACGTTGTTTCTTCCTGATACGCTAAACCCATTCTATCAGCATCAGACATCGTATATCTCCCTATATTTCCACATCGTCCGCATAATACGGAACATTTACATTAACTTGGTACCAATTTGCAACACGACCTACACGTAATATAGAAGGAGTACGATATACGACTCCACCTACTGATACAGACCTAAAAACACCTGCTGTATTAATTGCATTAACTAATAAATTAATTGCCTTCGTTCCCTTACCGATTTCATCATAAATTTGGGCAGTAGTAATTCCAAAATGCCTGAACCTCTTTTTAATTCCAAATTCAACCTGTTCAGTTTCACCCGGAATAATAGTAAATCTTATCCATTGCCCTTGTGTTGGCGGCTCAACATCTTGATTATCAAATAATGTAGTAACATTTTGAGCTACAGTAATCTGTGTATTAAATCTTGATCGTATGGCATCCTCTATAGCTTGATAAGTAATTGCCATTACATTAAAGCCTAATAATTTCTAAACCTAATTCCGCGGCTACACCTTCTATAAATGGGTTAGCTGTTATTCTATCTGTGCCATCATGAATAAATTTTATGTAGTTAACATTATTCACTATAACTAAATCGTCAAAAAGTCCTGAAGATGAATCTATTATTACTCCACCTTCAGCCTTAACCCCTTCCCCCCCTTTATCAAACTTATTGGGGTCGAAACCTCTAGGTATATTGTTCACACCTACCTTCCAATTTCCTTTAAGCCTTCCTGTATCAACTGGAGTTGCATCTACTAACCTTCTTAAAGCAATCTTCGTTATTCTCTTTTTAAATAAACCAAACTCATTAAATCCCTTAATTTCAATCTCTGTCTTAACAGCAGAAACAAATTGTTTAATATTAGTACTCATCTTCTTAACTGCACTTCATAAGCAGCTACCTGTTCCCCAGAATGTAAAGGCAAAACAGCTATTGCCTTAAACTCGAAAGTATCAAATTTTACATGCATATCTGGCTCAGGAGTAAAAGCTAATCCACTAGCCGCAAGAAATATTCTAGCATCACCTCTTTGAACTGAATCTCCATCTACATATCTTTTATCATAATTAATTGGTGGTGAAGCCTTTGCAGTTAATGTCTGACAAATATTCTCTGATCCTACTCCAGTAGCTGGATCATAACTAGTTTCATGAAAAATGGTAAACTCCATATCTCTACCAAATTCATTAATCATTTTCAAAGCAGCAGGAACTAAAGCCTTATCTAAAACAGTAGGCATTATGATCGCTCAATAATAAAAGAAGATTCCAGCAAACCTTTTAATAATATATCAACAATAGAAAACTTAGGTAATAATTCTTTTCCCCCTTGATATGTAATATCTTGTTCAAGAGGTCCAACTTTAGATTTCTCTCTCTTTATTGTTCCATCATTAGCCACATCAGGAATAATACCATCCGTTTCAGTTATTTCTCGTAAGGCTAATTCTGCATTAGCTCTCTGAATTTCCACTGGAACTATAGCACTATCCACTATAAAACCATCAGTATCCTCTACACTATCTCTAGGCCAATCTAATGATTGGGTCTTATTTGTCCTATCCCCTTTCCATCGCAATATATATGTATTATCTAAAACTTGTGCTCCACGTCGTAAAACTCTTTCTTTAATGGCAGTAGTTGGAGTAGAAGAAGTCCAACTAGTAGACCCTGTGTAAGCAGCATGGTAAGTATCAGCATCGGCTACACTAATATAAGCCTCGGCAGTACTTAATCCAGTTCCATTCTCAACAACTAAAGCCATAATACCACCTATTTAACTTCAGGTTTAAAAATAACCTCATCTTTTACTGACTTAAGTTCATCTTTATCTTTCCCAACTTCGCCAATCTTTTTCCTATTTTTTTCTCTTTTCCACTTTTCAATATCTATAGATTGGGCTTCAGATGGTGCATCTCTAACTTCCATTATATTTTCTTCTTTTTACGCAAACTTATATTTACTGCTTGAACTTGTTTTACAGCTTTATCTCTAATCAAATGGCCCCCTCCATCTAATGACGATCCACTTCTATTTTTAGCAATTTTTCCATTAGACTCTATTACCCTAAACCTAGGTCCTTGTTTCATTACTCTTACGGGTATAATAAACTCTCAAAAAGGGTTAGAAGGAAGAGTAGGACACAATCCTACTCTTCCTTCGCCCTCGTAACGGTTTAGTTAACTATTTTTAACCACGACCACGGGTGGCTAAATTAGGATCAAGAGTCTTGACTCCGTATAAAACATCAATAGCAACATGAACTTCGGACGAATTACCAACATAGTAAATTCTAGACCGAAGTGAAATTCCAGATACAGGATCAGTGATTGTTGCTATCTTAGCTCCCAACTCATTACCTATCATAGGCAACGGAGCTACAACTAAAGAAAATGCATTCCTATGAAACATCAAATTTGCTTGATGGTTATCAAAACTAAATTCAATAGCTACCGCATCCGAAACATCTTGAACTAATTGAGGTGTAAATTCAATACCAGTATAAGCATTAGACGACGAAGTTTTAGTATTAGTTACAGCATACCGTTGAGTATGGTCAGGAGCTGCAACAGTCCCAAAAATAAATGTATCCCCAGGTACAATAGTTAAAGGACCAGCCGCAGCCAAAGTAGTATTCATAGATGTATCGCCCTTAGTCAGAGCACCATCTACATCCTGATCTTTATCAGTTTCAGTACCTTTGGTATGAGTTTTTACATTTTGATTTGCAAAAATCTCAACACCAAACCGCATACCCAAAGAACCACGTAATTGAGCTTGTTCACCAGTAGAACCAGAACCTTGCCACTGAGTAAATGCCGAAAGGCCTAAAAATCCTTGCTCCAAAGCACCATCAATCATATAGTGCATAAATTGTTGATCTTGAAGTGGTACTTTATTGTCAAACAATGTTTTCCGTGGAGCAGTAATGTCCCCAATTACTGAACCTGGAGTTGCATCAAGGTCATCAAACCAAGGAATATCCTTATAAAGATCACATAGTGCACTATCAATATTATCAGCTAAAGAATAAGCTGCTGGTGCAATATGGTCATCAATTATACGCTCTTGAGTTTGTGATAATTCCTTATCACTCAGTTTAAACTTTACTTCTTTCCATTGGTCTAAAACAATAGCCACTGTTTCCGTTGATAAATCTTCGGCCACGGCCGGAGCATTATTTGTAGTCAAAACTGAGGGCCTACGTATATTAATCGTATCCCCCTTTTCAAATGTCTCTCTTTCCTTACTATATCCTAAATGGACACGAGAAGCCATGCCAAGAGCATTCCAAAGATGGATTAAAGCCTCTTGAGCATAAAAAATTGGGTTATAAACACCAAGAGTATTAGCCATTATCCATTATTCCTGAAATTGTAACTGTTTACCTTGCTTTAATGCTTTCTCTTTAGCAGCTCTATACCTTAAAGGATCTTTAGCTGCTTCTGGAGAAAGAACTAAAGCATTAGATGTTTCTATGTCACCACCGCCAGTGGCTCCACTTCCTGATTGTCCAGATGCATTAAAAGCTCTAGCATATACTTTGTCACTACGTAACTCAGTCACATATTCTTCAATTGTCATGGGATCAGAACTACCAGCCTTTGGACTCATTCTTTCTTGACCATTACTATCAAAAATTCTTGGGGCTCTTGTCCCATTTTCTAATTCAATAACTTTGGTCATATTTCTAATCAAAGGAAGAATGAGTTC